TGCCCCCTGTGCCTTACCGGGGATGAGATCGAAGAGATCACCTATGACAACTTCGGCACACAGGTGCGGCTGTATCTCTTCGACCGGCCGGGAGGTGATGCGTGATGCAGCTTTGGATGCGGCAGGCCGTCCTCATTCTGAACAAGAACAAGTACACCCTGGACGGCCTGAACTTCTCCTTCAAGGTCCAGTTTGAGGACCGGGCCAAGGTATCCACCGCCCAGATGGAGATCCGCAACCTGGCCCCTTCTACCCGCGCCGCCCTGAAGAAGGGGGACCCGGTGATCCTCTCCGCCGGCTACCGGGGCGATGTGGGCTGCATCTTTGTGGGCGCCGTTGCGGAGTACGCCCACTCTCTGGACGGCCTGGACGTTATCACCAGGATCACCGCCGCAGACAGTTTGGAGGAGTGGCTGGGCTCCTGGGTCAACAAAACCTATAAGGCCGGCATGTATGCTGCGGACATCATCGACGATCTGCTCAACATCTTCGGCGTGGAGGTCTCCCTGGTAAAGCTGGCGGTCAACAAGCTCTATCCCGGCTGCCGTGTCTGCCGCGGCAAGCTGAAGGATGTGCTCACCAGCATCGTCTGCAGCGACTGCCGGTCCCGCATGGTGATCCGCTGTGGCCAACTCATCATCAACCCGCCCGATGAGGGTATCGTGACCGGCTATCTGCTCACGCCCCAGACCGGGCTCCTGAAGGAGTCCTCCAGTTCTGAGAGCCAGACTGTCAACACGCAGACCTCAGCCGCCTCCAAGACCCGTATCGAACAGGAGGAGGCCGACGGCACCCTGAAGCGCGCCTGCCTGCTCAACTACCACATCGGCGTGGCCGACCGGATCATCATTCAGGATGCCCAGACCAATGGGTCATTCCTGGTGGTCTCCGGCGTCCATGAGGGCAGCCGGACCGGGAGCTGGAAAACCACACTGGAGGTGAGACCCATATAATGTGGACGAGTAAACGCTCCGACCTGCGCGCGGCGCAGAGCGAGAAGGACCGGGAGGCGGTCCGGGTCTCCATGCCGGTCCAGGTCCTGGCCTTCTACCCGGACACCATGACGGTGGATGTACAGCCCCTGGTGAAGGAGGCCATCGACGGCAGCTACGCCAGCGCCGCACCCATCCTGGGCCTGCACATCGCCTGCCTGTGCGTCGGGGACTATGTCATCCGGCCCTGGTACAAGCGGGGCGACGTTGGCTGGGTGATCGTGGCGGACTTCGATTCCGACGCCGCCCTGCAGACCGGCCGGGAGGCGGAGCCCAACACCCGGCGCAACCACGCGCCGGAGGACAGCCTCTTCCTCGGCGGCGTCTGCCCCGCAGGCAGGGCACCCCAGGGGCTGCCGGGGGACGCTCTGGTACTGGCCGCCGGAAGCGTGTATCTGGCGGTTTCAAAAACGGGGATCGCCATTCACGGAGACGTGGATATCCGCGGTGAATTGACTACACATAAACGCACGGATAGCCCGGATGGAGATGACAGCCTGTCAGGCTGAAAGAGGACGTAACATGGACAATATTACACTGAAAATCGACCCGGGCTCCCACGACCTGGTGCTGGCAGACGACGCCCTGGTGATGGTATCCGGCGCCGAGACGGTGGCGCAATGTGTCCGCCTGACCCTGGAAACATTCAAGGGCGAGTGGTTCCTGGATACAGGGCACGGAACGGATTATGACCAGATTATCGGGGACGGGACCGGAGATCCCGAGGCCGTCCTGCGGGCGGCCATCTTTCAGGAGACCAGTGTGCAGTATATCGACTGCCTGGAGGTATCCAGGCAGGGCCGCCGGCTCTCCGCCGCTTTTACCGGGCGGCTGGCAGACGGCACAGAAATCAGCCTGGAGGTGAGTGCGTGAATGAGAATTGGGGCCTGACAGAGGCCGGCTTCTTGCGTCCGTCCTACACGGAGCTTCTGGATGCACTGGAGGTCAAGGCCAAGGAGCTCTTCGGCAGCTCCGTCAACCTATCCGTGCGCAGCCCCCTGGGGATATTCCTGCGTATCTTCGCCTGGTTCGCCGGGATGCTCTGGCAGCTGGCGGAGCAGGTCTACAACAGCGGCTTTGTGGACACCGCTACCGGGATCAGCCTGGCCCGCCTGGGCGCATTTATCGGCATCCGCCTCCTGGCGGCACAGAAGGCCGCCGGCATGCTCCAGATCACAGGGGAGGCCGGCGCCTCCGTCTATGCCGGCTTCCTCGTCCAGGCCCGGAACAACCAGCGCTTTGTTACCCTGGAGGACGCGGTCATCGGGGAGGGCGGGACGGTCTCTGTGCCTATCCAGGCATACGAGGCCGGGCCGGAGGGCAATGTGGACGCCGGCGCCATCGACACCGTAGTCACGCCGCTGGCCGCCGTTGTCTCGGTCACCAACCCTAAGGCCACCGCAGGGGGGCGTGCCCGCGAGACCTGGCAGGAGTTCCGGGAACGCTATTACAACAGTGTGGATAAGGCGGGCGGCAGCAACACCGACGCCATCCGGGCCCAACTCCTGGAGACCGAGGATGTGGTCAATGCCGTGGTCTGGGAGAACGATACCGATGAAATGGACGAGGCGGGTCTGCTGCCCCACAGCATCCAGGCTATCGTCTACGGCGGGACCGACACCAATGTGGCCACTGCCATCCATGCGCGCAAGGCCGCCGGCATCCAGACCTGCGGCACATCCAGCGCCAAGCTCCTGGATGCCAGCGGCAAGCTCCGCACCATCCGGTTCTCACGCCCCACTGCGGTGCCCATCCACGTGAGGATCTCCTCGCTGGTCACGGACGCCGCCTATCCGGGGGACGACACCCTGAAGGCCGCGGTTGTGGACTACATCGGCAGCGAGGGCACAAGCCTGGCCGCCTCCGGCCTCTCCATTGGCGAGACCGTCTACTACAACCGCCTCATGTGTCCCATCAACGAGACCCAGGGCGTGGTGGACTACATCCTGGAAATCAGCACTGACGGCGCCGCCTGGCAGAAGGCCAACATCGTTCTCACCGCACTCCAAAAGGCCGTCACCAGCCCAGACAAGGTGGTGATCTCACGATGAGCCTCCTTCTGAACATACTGGACAAGCTGCCCGGTGCCTACAGCAAGGATCCGGACAGCAATATTGGCCGGCTCTTTCAGCTCTTTGCCGCCGCGCTCAGCGGCGTGGAGGAGGCCCTTCAGACCGTGGCCCTTTGGCGGGATCTCGACAGCGCCCGCGGCGCTACGCTGGACCGGATCGGCGCCAATTTCGGCATTGCAAGAGACGGAGTTTCGGACGGCCTCTACCGCCTCCTGATCAAGACGAAGGTCACCGCTTTGCTGGCGGGCGGAGATGTGGATACCATCATCACGACCATCAGTGTTCTCTTTAACGTAGATCCATCCCAGGTCGATTTGGAAGAGGCTTTTCCCGCCAAGATCCGCATCACTGTGGACGAAACGGAGATGCCCCATGAGCATATGGCGCTGTCCGGCAACGCTACTTCTGTAGTGAAGCGCATCGCAGCCGCGGGGATCGGCTGTGAGGTGATATTCTATATCCCCATCGGCTGCGAACTCCACGCGGGCCTGACTCTACACGATACGAGTGCGGAACAGTACGGCATCGGCGATGCCGCAGAAAGTGAGTAGTGATTATGGCTGTTTTTTCGAATAACGCTGTGACAGACAAGGGCAGGATCCTACTGGCGGAGAGCCAGGTTGGGGCGCTATTCGTCCCGACAAAGATTGTCATGGGTTCCGGCACAATGCCTTCCGGCTCTACACCGCGCTCCATGACCGCCGTTGCGACCCCGGTGGTCCAACTGTCTATCAACAAGAAGCGAGCCTCCGACGATGGAAAGGTCATTATTGGGGGGATATACTCCAATGCTTCCATTACTGAGGCGTTCTATTTCCGCGAGTTGGGCCTGTACGCTCAACTGCAGCTCGTGGACGGCTCCTTTAGCGAGGAGGTCCTATATGCCTACGCCAATGCCGGCTCTTCTGCCGACCTCATGGCCGCCGCTTCCAGCGCGGTCATTGAAAAGCAGATTGACCTGGTCACCTACATCGGCAGTGACACCCAGATTGACCTGACCATTGAGAGTGGTGCCTATATCCCCTTTACGGACAAGGGGGCGCCTGGCGGCGTCGCTGCCCTCGGCGATGATGGGAAGGTGCCCGCCGCGCAGCTCCCGGCCATGGATTTTGACCCGGCGGGCAGCGCCGCGGCGGTGCAGACGGCCCTCTCCGGCCACACCGGGGATAACGTCCGCCACCTCACCGCGGCGGAGCGGACGGCCTGGAACGCCAAGGCCGCCGGGGATCACACCCACACGGCGGCCCAGGTGGGGGCGGTCGCAAAGACCGGCGATACCATGACGGGGGATCTGACTATAAAAAAGAGTGCGCTTCCGTCACTTAATTTCGGAACAGATGGAGCAGGAACGGCCACTATCTTTAAAAACGCAAGTTCGTCTGTCGAGGATGGGCTGCATATTAAGGACGTTGATACAGACGGGACGTATGCTGCCCTGCGTCTTAAAAAAATCGAAGGTCTTGCATCCTGCTTGAGCCTGAACTTCGACGGGACGTCGTACAACGTCTACCATGCGGGCAACAAGCCCACCCCGGCGGATATCGGGGCGGCGGTGAAGTACCGGTATACGGCGACGATCCCCACCGGAACATGGACGGCGGTGTCTGGGGGCGGGTACTACAAGGACATCACAGTATCTGGTATTACGGCGGCCATGACCCCCTGCGTAGGCGTGGTGCAGACCTCCGACGTTGCTGCCTCGGAGCTTATGGTGGAGGAGTTCGGCAACAACATCCGCCGGATCGAGACCATGGCCGGCAAAATCCGGGTCTACACCAGGAGCGACGGCGCAGCTCCGTCCGTCAATATACCGATCCAGCTCGTGGGCACGGTGTAAGGAGGGGATGAGATGAGCGATTGTATTTTGCCGGTGGTAAATGTGGGAAAGCAGGTCGTGCGTTCTGTGGCGGCAGGTTCCGCGACCGGGCAACAGGTTTCCACTCAGGACGGTAACGCGGTAGAGCTTGTCATGAAAAACGGCATGCGCTCGGTTATTTTGCTGTCTAAGCTATCCACATTGGGCTCGTACCATCTCGCCTGTGCATATACCGGATCAACCTATCATTTTGTGCACGCTAGCACAACGACATACGAGGACAAAGTCTATGTGACAGCGGAAACGTGGTCCGGTAACACTGTGGCCGTGAACGGTGTCGTACAGACGATCAATATCCTCAAGGTGAAGGAGGCGGATTACACATGATCTTGCAAACCAACGGTCAGGAGGCGGAACTGCTGTCCTTTGTCCCTGGTGCACAGACGGTACATCTGGAGACGGCGGAGCCGATGGAGCTGGGAGAGGCCCTGGAGGTGTGGACCGAACTTGAGGACGGGCCGTTTCTGCTGGCCTCCTATACCGTGGCCGACTGGCTGCGGGTGGAACAGACGGGCGGATCGATCCTCCTGACACAGCTCCCCGTCCCAACGCCCACCCCTGCGCCCGAGCCGGAGCCGGACGCGCTCACTCAGACGCAGCTCGCCGTGGCGGAGCTGGCCCAGGTGGCAGAAGACAACAACACTGCGGCGCAGCTCGCCATCGCGGAGCTGGCTGAGACGCTGCTGGGAGGTGAGACAAGTGTCTAAACTGTACGTTGACCTGATCCGCAAGGGGCTGAAAACCATCGACGACGTGCCCCTGCGCTGGCGGGACGAGGTCCAGGCGCTGCTGGAGGAGGCGCAGGTATGATTAGGCTTGATAACTGGCGTGTGCGGATGGAAGTAAGGGACCGGGAGCTCGGATATGAGTCGG